TGGACAAAGATGTTATCGGTGGTCCATATCCTAAGAAAGCAATCAAGTGGCGTTCTGCTGTTAAAGCACTGCAAAAGAATCCAAATTTGGATCCTGGTCAACTTGAAAAGGTTGTTGGTGACTTTGTGTTTAATCCAGTTAAGGGTACAGCACAGTTTAACGTAACAGAACCTCTAGACGTACTAGAAATTGGTACAGGCTTTATGATGGTCAAGCGTGAAGTGTTTGCTAAGATGGAAGCACAATATCCAATGATTCGTTACAAGCCAGACCACGTTGGCCAAGCACACTTTGATGGCTCACGCTACATTCACGCATTCTTTGATACCGTGATTGATACTGCTGATTCCATTACTGGTGGTGGTTCAGACCGTTACTTGTCAGAAGATTATATGTTCTGTCAAATGTGGCGTAAGATGGGTGGACAAATCTTCTTGTGTCCATGGATGAGAACTGCACACATTGGTACCTATCACTTCCACGGTGATATGCCTGCTGTTGCAAATTACGTTGGAGAAATGTAAAATGACTGATGGATATCGCAACAGTGATGATGAAACTACAATCAATGTTCCGGTTGCTGTGTCCACTCAAGTCCAAGAACCTGGTCGCAAGTTTGATGGTGGTAAGCTAGAATATGGCTTACTGCCACCTTTTGCTTTAGATGAAGTCGTAAAGGTTCTAACATTTGGTGCACAGAAATATGAACGTGATAACTGGCAAAAAGTTCCAGATTCTAAACGTAGATATTTTGATGCATTACAAAGACACATTTGGGCTTGGAAACGTGGCGAACAAGATGATCCAGAATCTGGTATTCATCACTTGGCACATGCTATGTGCTGCTTGATGTTTCTTTATGAACATGATACAATCTATTCTAAAGAAACTTTACATAATGAGGAAAAGAAATGAAATTATCAACTGAAACACTTACCGTTCTGAAGAACTTCTCTGCAATTAACCAGAATCTAGAAGTTAAATCTGGTAACAAATTGGCAACCGTATCTGCCACAAAATCCGTATTGGCCAAAGCAACACTCAAAGATGACTTCCCAGAAAGCTTTTGTGTGTATGATTTGAATCAATTCTTGTTGGTCTATTCAATGTTCAAAGAAGGCGTTGAACTTGAGTTTGATGAACACAATGTCGTGTTTAAAAATGGTCGCAACAAAACAAAGTATCGTAAGGCGGAAAAAGACACCATTGTCACTCCGCCAGATAAAGAAATCAAACTTAATCAAGTTGATTATTCTTTCACATTGACTGAAACTGATTATGCCGATATCATCAAAGCGGCCGCAGTCCTTGGTTCACCTAATATCGCTTTAAAGGCTGATGGTGAGACTGTTGTGCTTTATGCTTATGATGCTAAAGATGATGCTCAACACACCAATTCCATTGAAGTTGGAACTGCCGAAGGTAAAGAATTCAATATTGTTTTCAAAACAGAAAACTTGAAGATGATCCAAGGTACATATGAAGTGCAAATCTCATTCAAAGGTTTAGCACATTTCCAAAACACAAAAGATGACATCCAATACTGGATTGCAATCGAAGCCAAAGAAAGTACATTCTAAATGTTGATTCCATTCATTGACGCAGAAACAAACAATACAATCTTTATCAATCCAACACAGGTTGCTGTTGTTTTTGAGGGTACTAACCCACAAGGTATTAAATTGACTATGATTAACTTATTGAATGGAAACGTTGCAACAACTGAGGACCTACTCAGTGTTGTAGGTAAAATTCAAGGAGAATTGAAAAATGGTTAATCAGGTACAAACACTATACGGAACTTTTGACGAAAAACAACTTAAGTCCCTCAAAGGATACATAGAGGAGATTGTTGTGTGTATGGCCAGAATCAAGGCCACTTCACAATCTATGTCGGATGTTTTAAGTCTTGCTCACGATGAACTCAAGATTCCTAAGAAAATTATTCGGCGTATGGCAAAAGTTCAGTACAATCAATCCTTAACCGAAGAGGTTGCTGAATTTAAAGAATTCGAAGCACTTTTTGAAAGCATTAAAGATGTTAAGTAAAATATTTAGACTATTCAAGTCAAAACCTGTAGAAAAACAACCAGAACCACCTTTGGTTCAATTGGGTCCTGAAAAGACAGAAACCTCTGTTGCATATGAATTGATTGAATCTCCAACATCACAACAACTTGAAGATGCTTTCAAAGAAGAAGAATTGGTAGGTAACCCAATTCCTATGCCAGGAACCATTGGTAGTGCTACTATTAAATTTGTTGAAGAACCAAAGTATGAAAAAGACGATGGTGCTTTGACTGATACACAAGTTGAACAAGTCGCTGAAACAGTAAAACCTGTTGCAAAGAAACGTACACCACGTAAAACTGTTGCAAAAGCACCTGCAAAGAAGGTCACTAAAAATGGAAAAAGCAACTCGTAGGTCTTTTGCCAAAACATTAGGCCTTGCTGGCCTACTTGTTGCTGGTATTGAAGGTTACAAGGAAGTGAAAGAACGTATTGTATATAAACAAGACGAGATTCCTTCCGGAGAATTACAAAAACAGATTGATAGTAAACCTGTGTTGCAATTGAGTGCAACATACGGTGAAGAAATGCCACCACAGAAATACCTTGGAACAAACATGTATGTTATATCGGGTATAGGCCCAAGATACAAACCTGGTACAGAGAAAAAAGTCCAGGTGAATATTGTTCCTGGTCCTGATGGTAAGTTATACGTCAAAGAACTTGACCAATGGCGTAGAATCTGATACAATGAATTTTTATATTATGAGGTTATTGAATGAAAGAACAATTCTTGTGGGTGGAGAAGTATCGTCCTAAGAAGATTGAAGATTGTATTCTTCCGGATAATCTGAAGAAAACTTTTTCAGAGTTTGTAAAGAATGGAGAGATTCCCAATCTCTTGTTGTCTGGCACAGCAGGTATCGGTAAAACAACAGTCGCCAAGGCTTTATGTGAAGAAATTGGTTGCGACTATCTTATAATCAACGGTTCTGATGAAGGCCGTATGATTGAAACCTTCCGAAACAAAATCAAAAACTATGCATCGTCTGTATCCTTGATGGGTGGACGCAAAGTCATCATCATTGATGAAGCAGACTATATGAATGCTGAATCGGTGCAACCGGCGTTGCGTGGTGCTATTGAGGAGTTCTCCGGTAACTGTTCATTTATCTTTACATGTAACTTTAAGAATAAGATTATTGATCCTATTCATTCTCGTTGCACATGTATTGATTTCAAGTTGAATGGCTCTAAAGCCAAGATGGCATCCGCATTCTTCAAACGTGTTGAGTGGATTCTTACACAAGAGAAAGTCGATTATGAAAAAGATGTGGTTGCAGCAATCATCACAAAACATTTTCCAGATAATCGCCGTGTATTAAATGAATTGCAACGTTATGCTGCCGGCGGTGTAATTGATAAGGGCATTTTACATTCGGTTACCGATGTGCAGATTTCCGACCTTGTTAAAGCATTAAAAGACCGAGACTTTGCTGCATGTCGTAAGTGGGTCACAAACAACCTAGACAATGATGCAACCAAGTTGTATCGTAAAATCTATGATACTCTTTATGAGTTGTTGAAGCCAAACTCTGTTCCACAACTGGTTCTACATTTGGCCAAGTATCAATATCAAGCTGCATTTGTACCTGACCACGAAATCAATATGATTGCATGTTTGACAGAAATCATGGTTGATTGCGAATTCAAATAAGGAGTTTTTATGGTTTTGTCTAAAGCGGAAAAGATGAACGAACTTGGCCTTGCTGGTGAAAAGATTGTCACCAACATGTTAAACGCACAAGGCTTAGGTTTAAAAATTGAGCATTCTGTTGATAAGTATGATTCTGAAAAGGATATGCTTGTGGATGGCTACAAAGTTGAAGTTAAGACGCAAGTTCCTTTTATTATGAAGAATTCTTTTTCTATTCTTCCTAAACAATTAAACAAGTGCCGTGGCGTTGATGTATTATATTTTGTTTCTGTGCCTGCACCAAATCATGCAGATAAGTGGGCTGGTTGGATTTTTCGTGCAGACCCTAAGGCTTTTGAATACAATAACTATACAACAAAAGATGGTCGTTTAATGTTTTTGATTCCTCGTGAACAAAAGGCTCTGACACCAATACAAAAAATGACTGATGATGAAATCAAAGTCTTGATGCAGTATACTGTTTCTGGTTATTAACATGCCTGACTTATTCAAAGAAATTATTCCATCCATTCTTCAAACCAAGAAGAATGTTTTTGAAGAAGAACGTGATTATAAAGATTACAAGCCTTGGTTAATTAACCGGGCCTTGTCTTTCCATCAAGATTGTATTTTGTATGCTAATGAAATCAACATGTATCCTGACGTTGATTCCGATATGCAATATCAGTATTATCTAAATACTATCAGACCAATGAAGCGCAAGTTTCAACCATGGCAAAAATCTGAGGTCTTAAAGGATATAGAATGTGTCAAGCAGTATTTTGGTTACTCTAATGAAAAGGCCAAACAAGCATTGCGTATTCTTACTGATGAACAAATCGCTGAAATAAAAGCAAAAACAAATACAGGCGGAGTAAATAATGATAGGAATACAAGACCTAGTTGAGGTTACATTAACAGAAGCAGATGATTTTTTAAAAGTCCGTGAAACTTTAACCAGAATTGGCGTAGCTTCAAAAAAAGATAAAACACTTTTCCAATCTTGCCATATTTTACATAAGCAAGGTAAGTATTACATCGTTCATTTTAAAGAATTGTTTGCGTTGGATGGTAAACCAACCGATTTAACCGAAAATGATTTAGCCCGTAGAAATGCTATTGTTAAGTTGTTACAAGATTGGGGTTTGGTAAAGGTTATCACGGAATCTCAGATTCAAGTTCCGGAACCAATTTTCATTAGCCAGGTCAAGATTATCTCTCACAAAGAGAAGCATGAGTGGCAATTAGTACCAAAATATAACATCGGATCTAAAAAGAAGATATAAATATAAGACAGGCCCACCTTAGGGCTGTTTGACGTTCACGGTAAAAGGCGTCCGAGAGATTTCACTACCACTCGTTAGTTGGTCCAGTATAAAGTAAGCTGGAAAATGATACGCCTTCGGGGTATCTCTTTTTATTAACTCGCTTTTTAGGAGAAAAATATGACATATCTAAAAGATGTCTTCGGCAAAGACCTGTTCGGTCAATTCATTGGCTTTGAAGAAACTATGGATGCTCTACGCAGAGCAACAGAGCATACAGCCAAATCAATGGGATATCCCCCATACAATATCAAACAAGTAAAAGAAAACAAGTACGTCATTGAAATGGCAGTTGCTGGTTTTGCTAAGTCTGATATTGAAATCACAATGGACGGCAACAAACTTATCGTCAAGGGTCTTGCAAAAGATGACTCCGATGACGAACATTTCCTATACAAAGGAATTGCAAACCGCGCTTTTGAACGTGTCTTTACAATCAATGACAAAATTGAAATTAAAGATGCGGAACTAGCTAACGGTATGCTAAAAGTTTGGTTGGAAAACATCGTCAAAACACAGGATGCTATCAAGAAAATTGGTATCAAATCCAAAGATGAATAATTGGTGGCCTGTTACCGATGAGGAATGGGAACGCCTGAATTATCCAGAAAAGTTCCAATAAGTGAACAAGGGGGCTTGCCAAAGTCCCCCTCTTGTGTTACAATTCTCAACATCATGAAAAAAGTTGAAAACAAACCAATCAAAATGCGTAGCCGATTGAACCCTACGGAGTTCTATTGGACTTATTCGTCTTGGGATCCTAACTTTGTGGATGGTGTGGAATTTCTACCCGTTACAAGATTTGATCCAACGGATAACCGCACAAAACAATTATATTATGTTCGTAAAGACTCCTTGGAGAAGGTGAGAAATGTCTAAATTATATCTTGTTGAAACCATTTCAATGTTTCGTATGCGTTATGTTGTTGAATGTGATGAAGAAGGCCATGCATTGGATGAAGTAACCATGCATAACACTGGTGGTGAAGAACTCAAAGAGTTTTCTCAACAACACCTGGATGAAGTTATTAGTTCAAG